ACGGCAATCGGCCTCAGACCAATGTTACGATTAGCGTGAGCGACATGCACTTGGACGCGCTGCGCAAGGTTAATGCTGACTTGGCGCAGATTGATGCTGAGGATCGCCAGCGCGAGGCGGCGGCCATTGACGTGGATTACGAGGATGTCACCGATGAGCAATGATAATCCGCTAGAAGAATTTGTGCTGCGTTACCGCGACGACCCTGCATTGTTTGTTTATGAGGTGCTGGGCGCTACCCCGCACGATTATCAGGCTGAGTTTCTGCGGGCTGTTGCAGACGGTGAGCGCAAGGTTAGCATCCGCAGTGGCCACGGCACGGGCAAGTCTACGTCAGCTAGTTGGATTATGTTGTGGTTTGTTTTGCTGCGTTTTCCGAACAAAGTTGTTGTGACGGCCCCCACATCCGGCCAGCTGTTTGATGCTTTGTTTGCCGAGTTGAAGCGTTGGATTAATGAGCTGCCGCCGCAGTTGAAGGTGCTGCTTACGGTTAAGTCTGACAGAGTTGAGTTGAACGCGGCACCGAGTGAGGCTTTTATTTCGGCTAGGACAAGCCGTGCAGAGACGCCGGAAGCGTTGGCTGGGGTTCACTCGGAGAATGTGCTGTTGGTTGTGGACGAGGCTTCTGGTGTGCCTGAGAAGGTGTTTGAGGCTGCTGCTGGCTCAATGTCTGGCCACGCCGCGACTACGATTTTGCTGAGCAACCCGACGCGTTCGTCTGGCACGTTTTACGAAAGTCAGACGCGGATGGCGGACAGCTGGTGGACACGGCGTTGGTCGTGCGTTGACAGCCCGTTGGTCAGCGATGAGTTTGTTGACGAGATGCGGGCTAGGTATGGCGAGGACAGCAACGCGTTTAGGATTCGCGTGCTTGGTGAGTTCCCGATGGCGGATGACGACACGATCATTCCGTTTCACTTGGTTGAGAGCGCGATACATCGTGACGTTGAGGTGACGCCTGACGTTAAGCCTATTTGGGGTTTGGACGTTGCTCGCTTTGGCTCGGACAAAACTGCGCTGTGCAAGCGGTATGGCAATGTTGTGACTGAGATTACGTCTTGGCAGGGTTTGGACTTGATGCAGACTGTCGGGCGCGTTATGGCCGAATACGAAGGCTTGTCGCCTTCTATGCGGCCTAAAGAAATATTAGTTGACAGTATTGGCGTTGGCGGGGGTGTAGTTGATAGGCTGCGCGAGCTTGGCGCGCCAGTCAGGGGCATTAACGTGGGCGAGGCTCCTGCTATGGGCAAGACGCACATGAATTTGCGCAGCGAGCTGTGGTTTAAGACAAAGGGTTGGCTTGAGGACAGGTCGTGCAAGCTGCCTAAGAACGATCAATTGCTGGCAGAGCTGACTGCGATACGCTACTCGTTTACATCGTCAGGCAAAATGAAAGCTGAGAGTAAAGATGAGATGCGTAAGCGTGGGTTGAGATCGCCTGACCTTGCGGATGCGCTTTGCCTGACAATGGCCAGCGATGCTGCAACCGCACTGTCAGGCTCGCTATCTACTTGGAAACAAAGCATAAAGCGCAATCTAAAAGGTATTGCATGAAGCCAGTTCCGTTTCACAAGCTGTCACCCAAGATGAAAAACATCCGCATGAACCAGTGGATCAAAACTTACATTGGCCGAGGCCTTAGCTTGGAGGATGCACAGTATGCTGCACGTTGGCGGGCTGGGTATTGGAAGCTAAATGATCGTATGGAGAAGGTTCTAGCGGATATTGAGGATGTGTGATATGCAGCCTGCGTGGTATTATTAATTAAACTGTGCTAATGTACAAAAAAAGCTAGAGGATAATAATATGAAACCATGTAAAGGTTGCCCCACCCCCGCAGCGTGTAAGCGTGCTGGAACTTGTCTCGCAAAAAAATACGGGAAGTAAATATTTGTTATGGGTGTTTTAGATTTTCTTTCTGATTTGTCAAAGGCTCGCTCAAGAGATGAGCTAGGTCTTGGCGGTATGCGTTCACTTTTAGGCACACGCGGTGCTGCCCCGGAAGGCAAGCGCGGCGATGAGATGATGAGCCGCACGTCCAGCGATAGTTTGCCGGGTTACTTTGACCCAGAGACGCGCGAGTATGTTCCGTGGTACGTTGATTTATTTGACGGCGGTGGCTTGAATAGGTCTGAGGGCTTGCTCAGCAATGCGCAAAAAGTAACTACTGCCGTTGACATGCTAAGCACAAATGGCGCTCCTGTTCAGCGTGCAGGTCAAATGGCTCCGGGTTCTGACATGCCCAACACAAGCATGACTGGCATACCGGGCTATACTCTGCCTCAATCTGACATGCCTAATACAAGCATGACTGGCATACCGGGTTATACTTTACCTCAATCTGACATGCCTAATACTGGTATGACTGGTATTCCGGGTTATACTCTGCCTCAATCTGACATGCCTAATACAGGCATGACTGGTATACCGGGTTATACTTTACCTCAAGCACCTGCATCTGCACGGCAAGGCACTCAAGCAATTCCTGCGTCTGGCGGCAATATGGCTATTAACACTCCAGCTGCGCAAGGCCGAGATCAAATGATTGCGGATCAAATAGACTTGCAGCAATTAAACGAAATGCAGGCTCACCCTCTTTATCAAAATTTTGCGCAATCACCCTTTGGAGAGGGCGATAAAAAATACTACCCGGCAGAGTTTTTTAAATACCTTCAAGCAATGGGCGTATAAATGGCAATCACAACTTACGCAGAGCTGCAATCATCTATCACAGATTTCCTTAACCGTGATGACTTGAATGCTATTGCGCCGACTTTCATTTCAATGGCTGAGGCTAATTTGGGCCGCGACATACGTCACTGGCGTCAAGAGAAACGCAGCACTGCTCAGCTTGACACGCAGTACAGCGCTCTCCCGGCGGACTTTCTGGAGGCTGTGCGGTTTTACATTACGAGCGGAGACACACGTCCGCTTGAGTTAATTAGTCAGGCCGAAATGCTTGACCGCAAGTTCCGCAACCTTAACACCAGCGGCCAGCCTGCGTATTATGCAATCACGGCTGGCGAGATTGAAGTTTACCCTGTGCCAGATGGAACGTACACGGCAGAGCTGTATTACATGGCAAACCTGCCTGCGCTGTCTGACAGCAACACGTCAAACTGGTTACTTGAGTATTATCCCGACGCATATCTGTATGGTTCGCTAATACATTCCGCGCCGTATTTGAAGGATGATGCTCGCACGCAAATCTGGGCGGCTTTGTATCAAAGCGCAATTGATGGTATAAATGCTGAAAGCGAAAAATCAAAATTTGGCGGATCAGGTCGCCGCATGAAAATAAGGGCGTATTAACATGAGCTTTTCCAACACATTTGAGACAACCGTCCTGACGTGGGCGTTTACAACCAGTTCCGCCACGCGGCCAACCTCTTGGCACTTGGCGCTTTACACGTCTGCCCCCGGTGAGGCTGGCGGCGGTACTGAAGTTTCCGGCGGCGGGTATGCCCGGCAGTCTGTTACGTTTACCGTTAGCGGCAACGAGGCGACTAACTCAGGCGCGATTGAGTATCCTACAGCCACAGGCTCTTACGGAACTGTGACGCATGTTGGTGTGTTCGACGCGGCCTCCGGCGGCAACTTGATTGCATACGCTGCATTGGCCACCAGTAAAGCTATTGACACGGGTGATGTGCTTCGCGTGCCAGCTGGCGATCTTGACATCACGCTTGACTAATGGCTGAGCGCTCTGGTTACGGCAAATATACGTTTGGTTCGTTTGATTACGGCGAAAGCGGTGTATATGAAGGAACCGGGGTTGAGCCAGCTTATCGCAGCGGCTATGGGCGGTCAGCGTATGGAACGTATGGCTATGGGTTAAGTGGCTTTGAGACGCCAGTTGCCAGCGCGGTAATTACAGTATCAGCTACAGCATCGGCAGCCGTCAGGGTTCGCGCAGCTACATCTATTGCCGTAACTGCATCTAGCACTGCCGTAGAGGCCGTCAGGACGCGTGATGTAAGTGCTGTTGCCCTATCGTCCAGTTCAGTGTCTTCCAGCGCTGAGACGGTCGTTGACGTGTCCGCTGCGGTAAACTCTTCGTCCAGCGTTTCGTCTTCTGCGCTGAGGGTTGCGCTGGTTAGCTCTAGCACGTCTTGCTCCACCAGTACCTCTCTGGGTTTCTTGAGAGAGCGCAATGTCTCGGGCGCTTCTGCATCAAGCTCACTTGGCTCTGCCGCTGCGGTGTTCAGCGTAACTGTGGCCTCGCAATTTTTAGCTCCGTCTAACTT